CTGCAACAGATGCATATTCCGGACGTGGAAATCGTGCACCTGATGATCAATTCGCCGGACGGGCTAAACGGCCGGTCGATTCTGACCTATGCACGTGAGACCCTGGGCGGGCAGCTGGCTTCCCATGAAACGAGAGACAAGATTGCCGGAAATGGGCTGAATCCTACGGCTGCCCTGTATATGTCAGGCTCTGTCGATGATATTGCGCGTGAGAAGACCAGGCGGACCTACCTCGGCGCAGCGGATTCTGGCGCAGTGGTCTTCGACGATAAGGTAGCCAAGTTCGAGACGATCACCATGAAGCCCACGGATGCCCAGTTCCTGGAACAAATCAACGCCACCGACGTGGATATCGCCAATTTCTGGGGCATCCCGCTCTACAAGATCAACCAGGGCAAACAGTCCTATGAGTCCAACAGTCAACAGGACCTGGATTATCTCAAGACGACCTTGAGTCCGTATCTGATCCAATGGGAACAGGGCGCCTGGCTGAAGTGGTTGAGCGCAGCCGAGCAGGCCTTCATGTATTCAAAGTTCAACCGTGAGGCGATTTTGCAAACGGATGCCAAAACAAGGGCGTCCTACATCAAGGAAATGATCATGAGCGGCCAAATGACGCCCAACGAGGGCCGCCAGATCAATGATATGAGCGCCTTTGTGGGCGGCGATGCTCACTATATCCCGGCAAATACCGGTCAAATCCTGCCAGATGGCAGCGTAAAAAGCGGCGCACCGACCCCGGCCGGCGCCGATCCAACGACTTCAGGAGGTCAGCAATGAAACCCATGCGTGTGATCGAAGGGACGATGCAGCCGTTCGAACCCTTCTGGCGTTTCCGTGATGCAGCGGAAAGCGAATCGGGCGAGGTGGAGCTGGAGTTTTTTGGCCCTATCTCGGAATTTACCTGGTGGGGGGATGAGATCACCCCGGCAGCTTTCAAAAAGGATCTGTACAGCAAGGGCGCTGGCAACCCGGTGACCGTGCTGGTCAACAGCCCGGGCGGCGAGGTAGTGGCAGCTTCGGTAATCCGGTCGACGCTCCAGGAATACCCGGGGAACGTAACGGCTGACATCATCGGCCTGGCGGCCAGTGCGGCCACCATCATGGTGACCGGCGCCGATCACATCCGGATGCGTGAATCAGCCCTGTTTATGATCCACGATCCGAGCATGCTGACCTACGGCAACATCGATGAGATCAAGCAGGCGCTGGCGCTGCTGAATACGGTCAAGGATAGCATCATCGAAACCTACCAGACCAAGACCGGCATGGATGCGGCCAAACTGGCCAAGATGATGACGAATACCACGTGGATGACGGCCAAAGAGGCTAAAGACTTTGGCTTTGTAGATGAGGTGGTAACAGGCAGCCTGAAGAAAGCCCCGGCTAATGTGGGCTTTGCCAACTGCCTAAAGGATTATGCGAATGTTCCGGCCGAGTTGCTTTCCAGTATGCAGCCCAAGCCGGTGACAGACGAGCGCGAGGTGCAGAGCCTGCGCGATTACATCTCTATTTTCAAAGGAGAGTGAGCATGTTAGACCTGAAACCCTTGTACGATGCCGCACGTGCGGCCAGTGACAAGATGCAGACCGTATTGAAAGATATGGAAACTGCATTTGCCGAGGGTACGGAAGAAGGCAAAGCAAAGGCTCTCGAACTGCGCCCTGCGCTGGACCAGGCGAAGATCGAGGCCGAAGCGGCCAACCAACTGTACATCTCGATGAGAGACGCTGCGAGCGTCTCCGACCAGGCGGCCAAGTTGTTCGTGCCGGCTGGCAGCGTGACCAACCCGAGTGGGGCTGACCCCGCGAAGGAAATGACCCGCGCCGCGTTCGAAGGTCTGGATGCCGAAGCCCAAATGAAGTTTATGAAGGCCGGCGGCAAGATCACCGAACCTGCTACGGAATAAGGAGACCTGAGATATGGCCAACACTTTAACTGGTCTGGCGCCGATCATTTTCGAGGCGCTGGATGTTGTCTCTCGCGAGCTGGTTGGGTTCATCCCGGCTGTGACCCGCGACACCGCTGCCGACAGGGCTGCCCTGGGCCAATCGGTTAACTTCCCCATCGTGGCGCCGGGGACCGTAGCGGATATCGCTCCGGCTGCCACCGGTCCAACCGGGAATGACACCTCCGCTCCCGCGGGAACTCTGACGATTTCGAAGGCGAAATCGACGGTGTTCTACCTGACGGGCGAGGATGACCTGACCCTGCGCCAGACTTCGGCCAAGGCGACGCTGTTCAAGAACGCTGTAGCCCAGGGAATGCGGGCGCTGTGCAACCTGATAGAGCTCGACCTGGCCAATGCGGGGATCAACGGCGCTTCGCGTGCCTATGGCACGGCCGGCACGCTGCCTTTTGGCACGGCGGTTGATTTCTCAGATTTTGCTCAAACGCGCAGAATTTTGGAAGACAACGGCGCGCCGACCAGTGACCTGCACCTGGTGATGACAAACGCCGTAGCGGCCAACCTGCGCGGCAAGCAAAGTGGCTTGTTCAAAGTCAACGAATCCGGGGATACCCAATTCCTACGCAATGGGTCGTTGGGCCAGGTGGAAGGCATGCAGCTGCATCAGTCCGGGCAGTTGGTGCTGCACACCAAAGGCACCGGCACGTCCTACACGACCAACGGATCGAATGGACCTGGTACGGTTTCTATTCCAATCATCACCGGTACCAACACGGTGGTAGCTGGCGATGTGGTCACCTTCGCAGCCGATTCCAACAATAAATATATGGTCAATGTGGGTGTAGCCGCTCCTGGCACCATCGTCATCGGCAATCCCGGCTTGCTGGTAACGGTTGGGGCAACCAATGCCATGACCATCGGAAACAACTATACCCCGAATGTGGCCTTCGACCGCCAGGCGCTGGTATTGGCCTGCCGTGCGCCGGCTGAACCGATGGGTGGGGACTCGGCCATCGATTCGATGATCGTGGTCGACCCGGTCAGCGGGCTGCCGTTCGAGATCCGCGTTTATGCGCAGTACCACCGGGTAGCCTTTGAAATCGGTATGGCCTGGGGCACTGCTGCGGTCAAGAGCAACCACATCGCCATTCTGCTGAGCTAATCGGCGGGATTGGGAGTGGAAATTAGCCTTTCCCTACTAATTGTTTGCACGCAAACATTAGTAGGGAAAGGAATTCAAGCGCAATAAGAGGAAAAATGAACGAAAAAACTGAAGTCATTTTGATGAAAAAAGACGGCGCGGTGGTTGCGATCGATCGATCGCTGTATGAAGCGCATGTCTTGAAGGGCTTTTACCTGGTGGGAATCGGCGAACTGGATGGCGACGGGAGCGTGGTCCAAACCGCAAAAGTCATCGAAACCCCAGCGCATGTGCTGGAAACCACCGATCACGTGCTGATGACCATTCCGAATTTCTATGAACCATTGCCCGCCGCTGCTCCAGAGGCGCTGCCGGCGGCTACCATCGAAGAAGATCCTACCGCTGAAAAAACTCCAGCCAAAAAGAAGTAAAGCATGACCACGATCCTGACCACCGCTGAAGCATCGAACGCCCTGCGCTGCGACGTGTCTGATCCGGAAATGCTGGATCTGCTGCCGCAGGTGGACCGGTATGTCATCAACGCCACCGGGCACGACTGGACGGCGGATACTCCGATTGACCCGTTAGCCAAATCTGCGGCGCGCATGCTGCTGGTGATGTGGCACGAGGACCCAGCCATGATGGCGCAGCACAACGCTCCGTTATCGTTTGGGTTGACCTCGGCGCTGGTGCAGCTCGAAGCATTGGCAGCCAGTTATATCGAGTTCGAAGGGCTGACCAGCGCAGGCGGCTGCGACCTTCCCGGCGCCAACGTGGGCGATACGGTGGCGTCTGTGACCGGATTGATCGGGCTGTCCGGGAATCAGGCGAGTTCTTTCGAGAGCGTGATCACCGTCGAAGACCAGATCCAGCAGATCACCAGCGCCAACCTGGATAACAAATGGTTCAGGGTTTTCCTGAAATCGTTGGGGTCGCTATGAATCTAAACGGCGTACCCACCAACCCGGGCGAGCTGCGCACGCAGGTTACCCTGCAGAAGCAGACCAACTCCACCCAATCAGGCGGCGCCCAGGTGCCAGTATACGCGGACCTGGCGACGGTGTGGGCA